GGATTTGATTTCTAGTGCTTATATTATTGGTGAAAGGGGAGAAAAGATTAATCTTCAGACCGGTCTTGTTGAAGAGGTAGACGAAACGCCCCTTCTCGATAAAATTGTTACCTTACAGCACGAGGAAGTACTTAGGATAAATGAAAAACTTAAGTATTACAACAAAGACTTTGATGCCATTGGTACTCGACCTATACTTAAAGATGACTGGCTTGTAAGGTATCATGAGATATCTGACGATAAGGACTTTCAGCGATGGATTAAGAGTATTAACTCTGGATGGCAAAACAGAACTCCTTACATTAAGTATGAGATGTATAAAGCTCAGGCTTATAATTGGCTTAACAAGGAAGTAATGAACTTTCCTTATGACGGTGAAGAGGAAGAACAAATTGACTGGCTTGAAATTGAGCTGGACCGCTGTAATACCAACACACTGTATGCCTTAGATAAGTACCTTTGGTTAAAAGACGAAGGCGGTAGTGGTCGGTTAAAGTATCATGCTTGGGAGCCACAGAAAGTTCTTCTATTCTTGTTTGATTGTATGCTTTCGTTTTTGGTTGGTAAAGGTCGTCAAATAGGTTTTACTTCTACAATAGCTGGCGCGATGGTTATGAAAGCTATGTATAATAAGTCTATTCATGTTAAGTATGCCGCTCAGAAAGGTAAGAAGTCTCAAGAGGTGCTTGATGATAAACTTAAGTTTCCTATCCAGGAAATTGAGTGGTATATGAAAGTATCTAACTCAAACTGGAACGGCGACGAGGTTATATTTGGCAAGTCTCTAGGGAAAGGCGGTAAAAACTCATCAGGAAGTAAGTTGGAAGTAAGTGCTCCTACCGCAGATATGGTTAATGCTGGAACGCCAAGTATTCTTGCCCTTGATGAGGGTGGTCTAATGGAAGAGTTTGGTGTTATCAGGCAGCAAAACAGAGCTACTATGTATCGTTATAACAAGAAGACTGAGCGTATGGAAATTCATCGTCAGATGCTTGGCTGGGGTACTGGTGGTAATATGAAAGAAGGTGCCTCGGCTTTTAAAACGGAAATAGAAGTAGCCGAAGAAGCTTTTAATGATGGCGATATGACCAACTTAACTATACCACTGTTCTTTGACGCATTTGCTCGTCCTGGTATGACTTGGGAAATTTATAACAAGGAAAAGGAAACGGCTTACTCTACCAAGCAAGTTCGTGGAAAGGAAGACCCCAAGATTGTCTTTCATTACACGTTCCCGCTTACTCGCGAGGATATGTTCTTGAGTTCTTCCGCTACCATAATACCTATGGTAGAAATTGACTCTCACATAAGGAAGTGTAACAACCCACCTGAAGGATGTCGTAGGGTCTATGGAATGTTTCAGCCAATTTATGACACGAGTCACAAGTACGATGAGTACTCTGACGTGCCTTATAAAATAATAGGAGCAGAGTTTATACCTGCCAGTTCCGATGATGTTCAGTCTGGTTCTTCTATCGCCTGTGCCTACATACTTGTAGATAGAGAAGAAGGGTGGCGTAATAGGTACTACAAAGGAACTGACCCTATTGACTCTGAATCAGGTCACTCTAATTTTGCTTCTTGTGTTTGGGATGCCAAGTTAAAAGCTCCCGTTGCCTATATAGATTTTCGTGTTGCCGATTATAGGTTTTGCTATCTTCAATCGCTGTTGCTAAACTTATATTACGGCTTTGGTAATCCGATAAGGGAAATGCTTGAGTACAATATCGGTAAAGGTTATCTCGATTATTGCGAGGCTAAGGGTTTTCGAAGAATGTTTATTCAGTCAAGTATGCTTCCTGACAATCTTAAAATAGAAGGAGCGCAAGTAGGTGTATCAAAGAAAGGGCACAATGCTAAGTTTATTTTACAAAGATTTCAAACTCTTTTATATGTTCACGCAGACTCTATTTACTTTGAAAGATTTTGGCGACAATGTAAGACATACGTTAAAAAAGAAACTCCTAGTGGAGCAGAGCGATATGCTCCTTTTGCTAAAAACTTTGATAGAGATGATTTGCTAGATTCCGTCAATTATTCCGAACTGGCTGCCAGTTGTTACGAGCATATGCCTATAGAAAATAAAGCAGACGTTGATAAATCTAAGGTTGCAAGAAGATTAAAAATGGTTAACGGAAGAATGTCTTTGGTTACAGTAAAAGTTTAAAGCATGGAAAACAAAAAAACTGAATACCATTATACTATCTTTGAACCCGGAGATGAAAAAGATTACAGAAGTAAATTTCCGGAGTTTCAAAAGATTCCCGAGTTTATGTCTTTGCCTTTGAGTGCTGATTTAAAGTTTGCTTGGTATTACGCCAATCCCACTTCTCTTATAGCTAAAATTCAAGAGCCTGAAATTAGAGCTATGAAAGCTATTGAAGCTGCTTATGATGGAAAAATAAAAGACTCTAAATATAAAGACCTTGTTGACGGAAAGTTTACTCCCGAATTAGATGCCGCAATAAAAAGGATGAAGTCTTTTGTTCCTTCAGCAAGAATAAGAGCTAAAATAATTCAAGATACTATGTTTCAAAACCTCGAAGCTATGGTTAATATACGCCCAGAGGATTTAATCTCTATATCAACAGACGAAAAGAAAAAGTATGCCGATTTTGCCAAATCAGTTTCTAGTCAGTTACAGGAACTAATTTCATCGGTAGAAAGTTCTTATGGAGTCGAAATAAAGGAAAAACGCGAGTCAGTACTTACAAAAGAAGGATGGACGCTCGTTGACCAAGTTCTATTAAGAAGAGAAACTAAAGAAGAATAATCATGTTCTTTCAACCAAGACCAAACAGACTTACAGACACAAAAGACGAAGCATATCATGTCAACTGCGCAAGATGGGCTTTGACAAGCACTTCGTATCAAGACTATATTAATTTTGCCTATCGTGGTCTAATTAATTGGCAGTTTTATAGAGGTAATCAATGGATACTAGACGAGGACCTTGACCCGTTTTTACTTGACGAATCAGGAGAAGTTCGCAACAGGATTAAGTTCGTTCAGAACATAATCTTAAACTATGTTCAGTATTTCAGAGGAACTGCTATAAGGATGGATGTAAATGGAAAAGTAATATCTACCTCAAGACATTCCACTAATAGAAAGATACAGTACATGGAAAAAATGCGACACTTAGCAAGAGTTGCTTCTACAAGTAATTTTGCAAGTGCTGCTATAAACAAGGCTTATGGAATTGACGAGGATGAGCAGGAGGCAATGCAGAGTGCTCAAAATCTTTGGGTTGACGAACACCTCGAAAGAATAAATGCCTTTTCAAGAGCTATGTCTGACCGTAATGACTTTGAAACACTTAAGCTTCAAGCTGCAGAGCACATGGCTTTAGATGGCTTATGTGTTTCTTTTGAGGATACGTCTAGAGGTATGCAGACGTTTACAAACATAGACCCTAAAAGGTTTATTTGGGATAGAAGCGCCCGTAGACTTGATTTGCTTGACGCTCAGTTTATGGGTGACTTTTGGTTTGCCGCTCCTACCGAGTTGTATGAAAAGTATCCCAAGCTTACAGAAGCTGATAAACAAAACATTGAAAAAGCAACAGCAATAAACTTAGCTCCAACAGGTTTTCACTCTTATATGTTTGGTCTTAATAAAAACATTATAAACAGAGCTCCTGTCTATAGGATTTACTGGCAAGACATTGACAGGTCTGAGTGGGGATGCTGTTCAGATGATTATGGCTATCCTGTTTTGGTTAAGATTGAAAAAAACGGAAGATATACAAAAAAAGACCTTATTACTCCTCCTGATGGGTTTTTTGAAGCAGAACTTGAAAATGTAGGTGTCGAACCTAAATACAGAAATAAAAGTATTACTATTGATAAACAGCAAACAAGATTCTGTGAATATATAGAACCAATGTTTATAGCTGGAAGCACTGGAGACCCTATTGTTTTGGACTTCGGAACTGTTCCATTCCAAGAAACTCATTCTTACGTTAAGAACTTTACTCCGTATCCATACAAGGTTTGGTGTTGGTCTTTGGTTGACGGAGAGCCTATGGCGCCTGTTGATAATATAATAGACCCTCAGAGATTAATTAACAGATATAATTCAATGGGAGAAGCTCAGGTTAACAACTCTCGTGGGAAGGGAACTATTTACGACAAGGACATGGTTGACTCTCAAGGTGGAGAAGAGGAGTTTTTAAGAAAGATAAACATGAGTCAGCCTATTGGCGTAAATGCCGCTGGAAGACTAAATAACTCTGTTATGTCTTACGATTCCAATATAAGTAATTCTACTTTTGGAATAATGAAGCTTGCTCAGGACATGAAAGGAATAGCTGATAACCTTTTTGGAGGAGGTGAAGCTTTGCTTGGTCAAGGTGGAGGATATAGAGTTTCTGTTGGAGCTGTGAAGCAAAACCTTGACCAAGCAACTACAACACAAGAACCATTCTTTTATGGACTTCTTAAGTATTTGCAGCAAATGCATCATTCTATCGTAAACAGAGGTATTAAAATAGCATTAGCAAATCCTGGACAGCTGGCAGCTATTGTTGGCGATGATGGAGTTGCAGATTTTAATCTTTCTCCAGAGATGATATTTGAAGAGTTTGGTTATGAACTTAAAGCTTCAACAAACAGGCAAGAAGAAGTTGAGCTTGCAAACCAAATGATACTTCAGTTATCTTCTCCTAATGTTGGCTTGATAATTCCTACAATAGCAGCTAACGCATATGGAAACTGCGACCTTGCCGATGTTGGTATGCTTATAAGAAAGTCTATGGCTGCAAAAGAAGAAGCCGCAAAACAACAAGAAAAAGCTGATAAGGTAAAAACTGATGCAGCTCAAAATCTTGCAGCAATAAGTACCGAACAGCAAAACAATGCTCAAGATTTTGCATTCTCTCAACAGCAACATGAAGCAGAGAAAAACAGACAAACACAGCTTGACGCTAAAGCTTTACAGGTTGCTGGAGATATGGCAAAAACAGAAGCTCAAACAAATGTACAAAAAATGCAGCAACCTACTCCAGAACAATAAGTTAAAAAATAATTTGCAAAACAATTTTTTATAAGTCATTATTGCGTTCATAACATTATACCTATGAAACTTCAAAACAATAGCATACTTCGTTTTAGACCAGTATGCGAAGAAACAGTAGTTGAATCTACACAGCAAGAAATTGATGCACTAAATAAAACAAATGTAGGCGTTACAATAAACGTAGAAGATACACCGCCAGCAGCTGCAGCAACAACAATAGAAGCGCCTGCAAGTGTTTCTCAAGAAATCGTGAAGAATATTGGAGTTGCAATGCAAAATCCAG